CTGCCATTTGTACTCCCTAGTAACTTAGGACATTATAGTCTAAAGTGCCATAAATCGTATCATTTAGGATAAATGCGTCTATGACTGGCTCTAATGTCGTGAACGTGGTTTTCCAACTATTCGGTGTTATGTTCATTCTTACACCAAAAATCTGCAAGGATTTCTCTAGAAGAGATCCGCCTGGCTGGGTAGTAATTACCTTTATTGGATCAAAGAAGTCTAGGTCTAGGGCTGCAATAACGCCTGTATTGTAATTAGGCGTGTATAGGTCTAGGACTATGGCATCTACTCGGATGCTAGTTTCAGCTCTACTAGCCACATAAGCCTGCGCATAATCTAGAGCTACGGCATCGGTTTGCATAAGTAGGCTATCTTGGAAGTAACTATGTAAGAAGTATTTGTCTATGCTGGGTTGATTTAGTGCTACCTGTGCAGTGCCACCAGCCCTAGTGATAGTGGCTTTATTAAATACTAATACATCGTTAAGAATCCAACTAGCATCAAAATATTCTATACCTGTGCCATTGTCCGCAAAGATTGTAGGTGTGCCACCAATAGATCCAGCCGTAACAGATCGGTCTTGGAATACAAACGACCCTGTGGCATCTACATACAAAGCACCATACTCAGACAGGGCTACAGTAGAAAGAGCTTGTAGTGCTGTGCGGTTAGTGCCTGGATCTGCTTGCATAGTAGTTAATCCTGCATCTACATCGCGCATAGTTGCTGGCCAGTCAATTTCGTCCAATATTTTGTTAATACGTGTGCCAGATAATTGTCCAGCGCCAGAATCTGTAACCGTACTGATCTGTGCTAATTGCACAAGTCTAAACGCATCCACAGCTTCTATTGTAGTCGTGGCTAAATCTGCAGATGATTCATCGGGGTATCTAGTTACATAACTTGTAATGAATCCAGAGAATATAGGATAAGTAACTGCACCATAAGTTGCAGTAATCTGCACTTTCTTCATAGGTGTCAATAAATTGTAATATGGGCCGCTTACATTCTGTGGGTTAAAGTCGCCATTCTGATCTATGATAGTTAAACTAAGTGAACCTGTCTGGAATTGATCTGATAATGCAGTACGGCCTCGGTTAGTCTCAATACGATTAACTCGATTAGATACATCCACAATTACGGATGTTGAATCTGCTAGTACATTAGTATCTAAAATGCCTGTATCTAATATCATGGCCTGGGCAAAACTAGGCCCAGTGCTAAAGTTAATTACTGCATTTATTACAGGTATTGCCACTATGGTAATCCGCCATTAGGTGCTGTGCTATAACCACTGCGCCCAGCGACTTGAATACTTTCTGCCATGAGTTGAGCAAATCTATCACCCGATGGAGTGCTAACAGTTAGATTAACGTCTACAGATCTATTGCCTGATTCTCTAGCTCTTTCTGTGGCAATTTGTGACACGTTCATACCGCTATACCCAGTGGTGCCGACTAATGACACTGCTAAATCTTGGAAGTAACTAGCAGGTAATGAAGTAGATCCAGACGGTGTAGACGAACTTGTTGTAGTAGGAGTTTTAGTAGTTACTCCGCCTAAAGAAGCTATGAAAGCGGCTATCTGTGCGTTCAAGGCTCTAACCATCTCTAGAGCTGTATTTTGTAAATAATCATCTATTTTAGTATTTAATGCTTTTACCTTAAATAATGCAAAATCTTCTAAAGACATACCTGCCAGTTTTGCTTGCTCTGCAAGTTTTCTTAATGCCTCAGTCGCTTCTAATTCTGCTAGATATTTTTTAGCCAAAGCCTCGTTATTGTCTAAGATTGCTAACTGTGATTTGAGGCGTAACTTGGTCTCTTCATCGGTTGCTTTGCTTAGGGCAGCTGTTAATCCTATGCGCTCTAGGTCAAACTTCTTCTTCAACTCTTCTACGTTCTTATTTTCCAACGCATTCTTTTTGTTTAGTAATGCTAGTTCGTCTTTCTTGGCTTTTAATAATTTGAGTTGGGTTGCTATTTCCGCAACGGATGGTCGGGCTACTGTGTTAAATTGTGATGCAGTATTTTCTCTACCGACTGTTCTTAAACCTTCTATAGCACGTACGGCTGGCCCAATGTAAGGTAAGTTTTTAAGAATTTCTGCATCAACACCTGGTACATTACCTATTAGTTTAAGTTTGCTAATGATTACGCTTAAGCCCGTAATTACTTCACTTGTGGCTGTGGCAAAATCTTTCATATTCTTTGTGGCACCTTCAATGCTATTGTCGTCACCTAGACGAGTTAAAGCATCTAATAAACTTTTACCTATAATTTCCTGTGCATCAGCTGCTGCTGCGGTTAGTAAATCCATTTTTCCTGCGTAGGTTTCTAATCTAGCAGCTGACTGACCTGCAAACTTTTTATTAAGTTCGGTCATAATCAAATCCATGTCGCCAGTCTTTAATAATGCTTTATTTAGACCAGCACCTAATCTACTTAGACCAGTAGTATTACCTGCATACCCACGTGAAAGAGCTGCAGTAACTTCGGTTAATGATTTACCTGTTGCCGCGCTTACATTTAATGCAGTATTTAATGCATCTTGGCTTGTGGTAAGTGATCCTGTTACTGTTAATAATTGTTGAAACGCTGGCCGTAATTGGTCGTCTAATACGCCTGTAGTCTTTTGTAAATTGGCAATATACATTTCTACGGCTGGGCCGCTAAATTGGTAGCCAGTATTCTTTAATTGTTGCTCTAAAGACTTGGCGGCTTTCTCGTCTGCTATAAACGCCTGTACTGCTTTTTTGCTAAAGTTTAATAATTGATATGCGCTAAATGTGACGGCAAAAGTTCTACCTAGTTTTTTAACTTGCTTATCAAATGCTGATATATCCTTTTGACCTTTTTTTAATGCTTTGCCATTGAAGGTAGCAATAGCCGAGACGACTACGTTGGCCATTAGGCGGCCTTCTTAATTTCTGTGGCTTTGTTAAATTGTATAGCTGTAGAGTTTATAGCTTTGAGAATTGCATCATAAACTTCTTGACTATCTTGAGCCCATGCCTTAAATATGAGCCTGCCTTTTGTCTTTTTGCCACTGCGACCTGGCGCACCTTTAATTCTTGGCTGTGAAGTAAGACCAGGCATAGAGGTTACAAACTGATAACCTGCGAATGGGTTATTAGATGCGTACTCTCTTGTAGATTTATTATATGTATATTCTCTAGCTCTTTTAGTGCCTTCGAATCCTTGCACTGCACCGACTGATGAGTTAGGTGTGCCTGGATTTATTTGTTGGAATGGGGCACGGCCTTGTGGGTTATTGCGACCTGCAGTCTCATATATGCGACCAGCTGCGCTTACGTTATAGACGTAGTTGCTAACCTTAAATCCGTTTCTAAATGTTTTGTTTTCGCCTGCGTTATATCCGATACCTGCTTTTACGGTGCTAGCATCATATTTAGGGAATGGCCGATAGTTAATTTCTGGATTAGGTGCTTTACTCCAGCCTGATAACACATCGCTATTACCTGGCACAAATGATTTTGCTTTATTTGCTACGCCACGCATTAAAGGATCTATAGCAGTCCTAATGCGTTGGCGCATATCTTCATCCATAAACTCTAAACCTTTAAGGACATCTTTAACGCCTACGACCTCGACTGGCATTTCTTATCTCCTTAGATCTATCGCTTAACACCTGCACAATTGCTGACAGCATGTCTGAGTCCATGTTAATAAACTCACTAGGCGCAATCCCAGTCTCTACACTTATAGCAGCCACTGTATAGAGAATGGAATCACGCTGGACTATTTTTTTTCTTCGTCTAATACCTCGACAGTTTCTAAGCTGTCAATAAACTCTGCACCCCATAAAGGTACTTGCGCACCCGATCTGCGTAAGCATTCCCATGCTAGCCAATAAATATGACTCTGCATTTCTGACTCACGTAAAGCTTTAGAGATGCCCATGCCTTTACTAATTTCAAAAGCGTACTCGACACCTGGTGTTATCTTATGCTCAGATACTTCACCATTAGCCCTTGTTATCTTTAGCTTTGCCATTATTACTCCTTAGTTAGAATGCCACCGATGGTGACACTGTTACTACTGAGTTTACTGTAAAGGTCACGCTAGAACTAGCAATTTCAGCCACGCCACCTGTGCCAATTGGGGTCAGGTTGTTTACCAGGATTGAAAATTGGTAAGTAGGGTTAGAAGCTGAGACTGTAGTGCCTTTAACTGTGATTACTGATACGGCTAAAGTTTGACCGAATGCAGCATTAAGTGTCTGCATAACCTGAGAAGATGCCCACTCATTAAGAAAATCAATTGTAAATGTGGCAGATTGTAGGCCTTGAGCAAAACGATGGCTAAGATCTGACATTGTTGTCACTTCAAGCTCGTCTACAATTTGATTGATTACAGCGTTAGTTACATAAGAACTAATATCTACTGAAGGTACTGTAGGCGCAGCGGCAGTAGCCAATTTAACGCCTACATTGTTATTTAAGTATATGGCCATTGTTATTCCTCTTCTTTTTTAGTTTGTGCGGTTTGTTTTGGTGCTTCTTTGATTTGGCCTATCTTTATTAAGAAGGCTAAGTCGTCTGCTTGTGAACTCATTTTAACTCCAGCTCGTTAGGATTGATACGGTGATTTCTGACGTTAATAAATCTCCACTAGCTGCATTAGTTATAGCTGGAGCGGAGACACTTGATATGTTATAGACCAGGGCCGATGCCGCTAGTTTTGTTACTACTGCCACAATAAAGTTTTCCATACCTAACAGGTTGCCTTGATTGTCGAATGCAGGTGTAGTTATTAAAATTTTAAAATTAGCCAAAGGCGCAATGCTTGTCTGGCTATTATTGCTTGGCACTATGTAGGGATCTGATGGGATAACCACGACACTATTTGCGAGCAAAGTTGCTGGCGGAAATGCAAAGGTAGACCAGACTCCAGCGTTTGCTAAAGCCGTTGCAAGCGTGCCACGTAAGGTGCTGATTGCAGCCATTAGCCGACCAGTGAATTAGGATTAGAATACGGTTGGATGAGGCCTCTGATCCTATTTATCAGTTGGTACCCCATCCTGTAAGGACTTGCAGATACCCCATCCATACCTACCCCACCAGTCTGGCTAACTTGACGTGCTTGCCAGATGTCTACAGCTACGATCATCGCAGCCTCTCTGATAGCAGGGGTCGCAGTGTAAGCCTGTGCTTTATGCTCTGGGCCAAGGGCTCGGCCGTATGGTTTAATAAAATGGAAATTCTCGTCTGCAGCTGTCTTAGCATATTGAATAATGCTGTAGCCGTTAGGGTATGAACTAAATGCGTATGTACTCCAAAATGCTGTACCAATAGATGCTGGCACTGTAGTACCAGGGAATGATCCGGTTAATGTGTATGTGCCATTATATGTTGCACCACAATTACTAACTGTTATTGATTGACCTGTAACAAATATGCCAGGGTTTGCTAATACTAAAGTTGCTACGTTATTGCTAATAGATGAGCCCACTACTGGGGCATCGTTATGCCATAAATAACCTTGTATTAAATCTTCTGCCGATTGGCAGCACTCTTCCACTGTAGCGTCACTGTATAAAGTGCCAATACCTAAATTACTGCGTAACTCTGCCATTGTTACCATCGCAGCTGCCATAGTGTCCTCTCTAAAAAAGCTCCCTAGGGCTAGGGCTACTAAACCCTAGGGATTATTAAATTGACTAACTTATTAGGTTAGGTTGAAACGGCGAACGCCACCTTGTACTAATACACCAACGGCCATGTAGCCATATAGTGATGTCTCGATCTCGCCTGAAGTTGGAATGTTTGTTGACAGACGTAGAATTGGTGACTCGTAAATTGATACTGCTGAAGGTACAACAATAAATGCTGACTCATCAATTACAGTAGATACTGCGTTTGGATCTACGTATAGATCTAAACCAAGTACGTTACCGCGTAGTGAACGTGGTGATGCTTGTCCTGCTGCGTTCATTGGTTGTGATGCTGTGTAAATTGGGCGATCAGTTGTGTCTTTAGCACCAATTAACAAATTCCACTGACCAGTGCCAGCGATGTAAGCAGTTGCTAACTCACCTGTTGCAAGGTATGCAGCTGGTGCTTGCTCTGCTACGTAAGCAATAAGTCCGTTAGATGTTGCTGCTTGTGGGTTAGCTTGTGCGCCACCTGCTGTTAATGCTGCAATTACTGCTGCATCTGTTGCCTTATTATAGGCTCGGGTCATATTTTCCAACATAGCCTGAAAAAAGTCGGGCGAACTGCGCTCAAGGACTTCTAAACTATAGCGTTGAAGGCCACTGTATTTTTTGACTGTGAGATTTACATAACTTGAGACAATACCTTGCTCTGAAGGTGCGCCTGCTTCTGCAGTCTCTGCAACTGTACCTGAAGTAGTGATCTTAGGTACTGAGATTGTCATACCTGCTGCTGGTAATGCACGTGTACCGATTGCATCTACAGCTGGGCGTGATCCAATTAAAGTATCTACTACTGTAGGTACGAACTGTGTTGGATTAAATGCTGGGTTAGTGGTGAAGCTGTCATCTGCAGCAGTTAAATATCTTGCTACATCTGCTTCTGCTTTCATTACCCACTGTGCTGATTCGTGGTTACCTAATTTTGCTTTAATGCTGTGTTCTAGCATGTGAGCTTGTGTTCTGATTGGTGAGCGAGGCTCTGTATAGAATGATGCACTGATTGTTGGGCGTGCAGCCTCTACTGGAGCAACCTCTACCACTGGTACTGCTGTTGGCTCGGTGGT